AGGCATCGTCGTCCCACGGAAGAGCCGTTGTCCTGGGACCACGTCCAGGGAAGTTCTCCAGAAGCACGCCATCACGCTTACCCTTCATGAACATATAGCACCGCAGCTGGATGAAATCATACGCTGGCGGAGTGGTCCAGAAGCGCTTGCGATTCTTCGTCTCCACGACCTTGTCCCCCTGAATCCCGTCCAGATACCCGATGAGACGGTAAGAATCACACTCAAAGTCCACGAACGTATTGCGGTCCGTGACATCCTTGCCAGTAGCCGCTGCATGGTTGTTCTCGGCCTTATCCTCCAGCCGAGTCCCCCGCCGCTTCTGGATTTCGCTGGCTAGAACCTGGTGCTCCTGCGTCTGCTCAATCTTGGCAGCCACCTCGGGGTTCGCACAAAGAAGAGCCGTCTCCGTTGCAACATCCATCTGCCCTGCAATCACACGGGCCACTGCCTCCTGGAGTGCTGGAGTTGTAGGTGCCCTCTTACCCTCCAGCGTCTCCTGGACAACCTGACGAATATGAGTCTGCTTGAAGGCCGTGATCGCCTTCTCCACCTGGACATCGGACGTAGCCCCACACGCCATATCCACTGACGCCCACATAGCCTGGAGAGCCGGTCCACTTGCCTGGGCCACGATCTCGTTGTCTGTCTTGGCTCCCATCGTGTCCTTCACGCCCAGAATCACCGACTTGAACTTGGGTAGAGTCGTCAGAACTTTGAGGAGCGATTCATTCTTGCTGCGATAGGGATTGAGTCCGATGAGAGATGCAACATCGGAGGCTGAGAAACGGGGCTTCATTTTGTTGTATGTCCTTCTAGGCTCTAATACAGTTCCGTTTTCAACTGAACATCTTTACATACTCTGGACCTTTACAATTATTTGCCGATACAATCATCTTGAAAATAGGATCACATTCAGGGTTGGACGCCCGGGCTAGACCCACGGGTTCAGGTCCAAAATCGGCAGTCAGACGCTCCATGCGGCTCTTGACCAACCGAGCCTCGTCGGAATCTTCCGTTAGATACCATGCCGGCTCTTTCCAGTACGCCTTGAGATCTTTTAGTTCCGATTCATGATGGATACACATTTCATCCGTGAAATGCCAGAATTCCGCACCGGGAGAGAACTGGCTGTCCTCCCAGAACACATGCTTGGTATATACCCGAGGACCACCGCACAAGTAATTTTCCCGATTTTTAGTTGTCGAATTCTTAGCTACGATGGAGATATTCATATTCTTCTGCTCCCAGAGAAGTGAGTTCATAAAATTGATAAGTTCGGGGGATGCCACAAAATCCGCATCCCACTTAAAGACCCATGTATACTTCGCCTGCCGAATCCACCAGTTGTAATAGGTCACCAGACTGTGCTTTGAATCCGCATCGGTTGAAAGCATTTCGTATCCTGGTCTCGAGATCTCCATATCGTAGGTCATGATGCGGATATTGGGGTTCTCGCTTGCTAGTCGATCGGCGATCTGGGCACTTCCATCCGTGCACAGATGCAGAATCAGAACAATCTCATGGGGGAACGTGATCCCACTCAAAGACCGCACAGACCTCTCAAGCGTAGCTTCTTCGTTGCGTATACGAACAATGAAGGAAACCCCATTTCCCACCATTTACGTATGTCATGATATCAGTATGTAAATGGCATCGACAATCCGCCTCCACATTTTGGGACTGCCACATACGATTACCACAAATGAGTTCAGTCATTGTGCGTATACCGGCAAGGTTATTCGTTTTCCCCGGATGATGATGTCCCGGGGGTTTGAAGTCTATCATTATGGCGTAGAAGGATCGAAAACCAACGCAACAAAGGATATCGAACTCATGACCCGTGAGGAATGGGATACACTGCGTGTCATGTCCTTTAAACAACTCCATCCCGACGTTCCCCACACAGACGTTGTCAAGAGGTTGGAGGATCACAATACATTCATTGGAGCTTTGGCCAACTGGTCTACTCCTCTTTACAGGGAATTCAACTCCCGTCTTCGTCCCCTCCTCCAAGAGAATTACCGTAGCACCAAGACTGATATTGTCTGTATTCCGTTCGGAGCATCCCACGATGCCGCCCTTGATGGGCTCGATATGATTGTGTGTGAGAGCGGGATCGGATACAATGATTCTAAGCGTAATTACAGGATCTTTGAAAGTTATGCGTGGCTTCATCAGGTGTTGGGAGTGGAAAAGAAGTGGGGACAGAATTACTGGTTTGTGGTCCCCAACTACTTTGATTCGGTCGAATGGCCCTTGTCTCTGACTCCTCATATCAATACGGTCGGATTCCTTGGTCGTATCTATGATGGCAAGGGGTGTCACATTGTCGTAGAAATTGCCCGACGAATGCCCCATGTTCGTTTCATTCTTTGCGGACAGGGCAATCCTACACAGTTCCTCGTATGTCCCAATATCGTCTACAAACCGCCGATCAGCGGAACTGAACGTGGGGAGTATCTGGGGTCTCTCCAAGCTCTCGTGGCTCCCACATTGTTCATTGAACCCTTTTGTGGAGTTGCAGTAGAATCCCAATTGTGCGGAACCCCCGCTATAACACCCGATTACGGGGCACAGACGGAAACAGTGGAACAGTTCAAGACAGGGGTGATCTGTCATACGCTACAAGATTACTGCGTGGGAATCCAGATGGCCGTGGACGGCAAGTTTGATCGGGCTTACATTCGTGAACGTGCCGTGCGTTTGTACGACATGTTCAATGTAGCGAAGAAGTATGAGTATGCGTTCAAGTCAATTATGGATATTCATAACGGAAAGAACGGATGGTATTCGGATGAATCTCACCTTTTGCCTCCAAAGACTCTTCCACACGTCATATACATCAATCTAGATGCTCGCACAGACCGTCGCACAGAGGTGGAGTCTCAACTTTCATCGGTTGGTCTACAGTTCGAGAGGTTTCCAGCAGTTCTACATGAGAATGGAGCAGTGGGATGTTCTCTCTCCCATATTCGGTGTATTGAGCTTGCAAAGGAGCGCAATCTTCCGAGTGTCATGATCGTGGAAGATGATTTGATATGGACCAAACAGCACCATGAAATCATCGCAGCAATGGAGAGCCTTGAAGCTGTTGATTACAATGTAGCGGTTCTCTGTCCTAGTTTTAGTTCGCCAAATGCGAATCGGGTGAACGAACAGTTTGTGAACGGTACGACGTGCCAGACAACGACGGCGTACATTTGTAAGCAGGAGTATTATGACACACTGATTGCAAATTTCAAGGAGGGACTTGAGAAGCTGAGTGCCGGAGCAGACTGTACTAAGTTTGCTATTGATCAGCACTGGAAGAATCTGCAGTCGTCTGGCTGGGTATTTGCATACCCACCACTCGGTCGTCAGAGACCGGGATTCAGTGATATTGAAAAGAAAGATGTTGATTACATGGGAGCATACCATCAAATACTCTGTATAAACTCCCACTGAAGATACTCACAAATCTTCTTCCAGATCGTATCGTGCTGAATCAGCCGATCACGGGATTTGAGAAGCGGGAAGTGGACTTTATACTCGTCCAGCTCCAGCAGCTCCAGGAATTTATAAATAATGTAGGAATACGACAGGAAATTGCGGCGTTCGTCAGGGCAGTAAAGGAGGTAGGGTGCCTGCACTTCCTGGAACATGGCTCGGATCTTGTCCTCGATCTCCGGCGTAATCGTCGGTGGGGGGTTACCATTCAGGCGGGATAGGATGTGGGCGGCGTGTTCATAATACCTGTTTCTCCCGAGCTTTTTGAGGATTTCACGAATATTCTGTTCGGTCAAGAGAGCGATATTGTCTATGCGCCTCTTGCGGATCTCACAGATGACTTCGTTCATCACATCTTCTGGGATCTCTGTGCTCTCCTTCGCCTGGAACTGGTTCAGGATTTCGTTGAGATGGTTCTGCTTCTTGTACGCATAATTGTTTCGTTCTTTCGGTGGGTCACGGAAACTGGGGAAATCGGAGACAACGAGGGCATACTCTTCCGATCCGCACTTGGGACAGACGAGAATACCTTCGGACGTGATCTCTTCCCTGGGAATATTACACGGTGCACAATGCTCCGCCATCTTCTTGATATTGTCAGCGTTCTCGGCGATGTTCAAGCCGTTGGACAGACCACGGCGGGAAAGGTATTCGTCAAACATCTTTTTCTTAGACGGACCCGCCGACATCTCTGTCACGGAAAACAGTTTATCGAACGTCCCCGGGATCCTAGATCCAAAATCTACCTTGGACGTCGTCTTCTTTCCAGGGGGCGCATAGTAATCCAGCATCAGGTCTCCGCTTTCCAGATAATATTTTTGAATATCGCACTTCTCCTTCGCATCCGAAATGGTTTGTACAAGCGCATCGTGTTCCGCCTGTAACCTAGATTGCCGCATGACATCTTCAAACACGAA